TGAGTTTGACGACCTATATGTGGGTTATGAACGAGATGAGTCTATTCCAAGAAAAGTTATCAGTGCTCAAGAACTCTTTCTGGACCTCTTGAAAGAAAGGGCAGAAACTGGTAGACTGTATATCATGAACATTGACCATTGTAACTCTCACTCATCCTTTATGGATAAAGTTGAGATGAGCAATCTGTGTCAGGAGATCACCCTCCCTACTAAACCACTACAACACATTGACGATGAAGATGGGGAAATTGCTCTCTGCATCCTTTCTGCTATTAATATTGGTAAAATTAGGGATCTGGAAGATCTTCAAGTTCTTTGCGATCTTGCTGTTAGGAGTCTTGATGAACTCATTGATTTTCAGGGATATCCAGTCCGAGCAGCAGAGATTGCCACAAGGGCACGCAGATCCCTTGGAATCGGTTACATTGGACTAGCACACTATCTTGCTAAGCACGGTGTTAATTACAATGATTCTGAGGCATGGAAACTAGTTCATGATCTTACTGAAGCATTCCAATACTATCTCATTTCAGCAACTGTTGACCTGGCGGAAGAAAAAGGTGCATGTGAGTATAGTAGCCGAACCAAGTATGGAAACGGAATTCTTCCGATCGATACATATAAGCATGATGTCGATGAGATTGTTGCAAACGAGTTAAACTATGATTGGGAAAATCTTAGAGTACGGATTAACACCCACGGAGTTAGGAACTCAACATTGTCTGCTCAAATGCCATCGGAGAGCAGTTCCGTTGTGTCAAACGCAACAAATGGAATCGAGCCACCTAGAGGATATTTGTCCATTAAGAAGAGCAAAAAGGGACCGCTCAAACAGATTGTTCCCCAATATGCAACTCTTAAAAACAATTATACGCTCCTCTGGGATATGGGGTCCAATCGTGGTTATATTAATATTGTTGCTGTAATGCAGAAGTTCTTTGACCAAGCAATCAGTGGCAACTGGAGTTATAATCCAACCAACTATGCTGATAATGAAGTTCCAGTGTCGGTTATGGCACAAGACCTTTTGACTACATACAAATACGGTTGGAAGACCTCTTATTATCAAAACACATACGATATCAAGACTGATGAAGTTGATGAAAGCAACAAATCAGAACTTGATGATTTAATCTCACAATTACAACAAGCCGAGGAGGAAGAGTGTGAGTCTTGTAAGATTTAAGACAAATAAGGAGCAAAAACCTGTGGTTGACTCCATGACGGTATTCAATTCCGAGCAAGTAGACACCAAAAAACAACCAATGTTCTTTGGTAAACCTCTCGGAATTCAGAGATATGATTCTTACAAATATCCAATCTTTGATAAACTCACGACACAGCAACTGGGATACTTCTGGAGACCCGAAGAGGTTTCTCTCCAGAAGGACCGTGCGGACTATCAGACGCTACGCCCTGAGCAAAAGCACATTTTTACCAGCAATCTTAAATACCAGATCATGCTGGATTCTGTACAAGGGCGCGGTCCTGGGATGGCTTTTATCCCTTACTGCTCACTCCCTGAACTAGAAGCGTGCATGGAAGTCTGGGGATTCATGGAAATGATCCACAGTCGTTCTTATACACATATCATCAAAAACGTTTATTCGGATCCTTCAGATGTGTTTGATCACATCTTAACTGATGATCGTATCGTTGAGCGTGCAATGAGTGTTACTGAAGCGTATAATGATTTTATTAATGCTGCACATCAGTATGATAATACCAATGATTGGAAACATGCATTAGAAGAAGTCCCTTACGCCCTCGAATCAAGGTATGAACTCAAGCGCAAACTCTTCAGAGCAGTTGCAAATGTTAATATTCTTGAAGGTATTCGCTTTTACGTATCATTTGCTTGCAGTTTTGCTTTTGGCGAACTCAAACTTATGGAAGGAAGTGCAAAGATCATCTCCTTGATTGCTCGTGATGAGAATCAGCATCTTGCTATCACTCAGAATATTCTGAAGAAGTGGCGTGAAGGTGATGATCCTGAAATGAAGCAAATCTTCCAAGAGGAAGAGCAATGGTTGACTAGCACTTTTGAGAATTGTGTTAATCAAGAAAAACTTTGGGCAGAGTATCTGTTCAAGGATGGATCTATGATTGGTCTGAATGATAAACTGCTGCAGCAGTATGTTGAATGGATTGCCAATCGTAGGATGAAGGCAATCGGACTTAAACCAATCTATGACATTCCTGCAAAGAACAATCCACTACCTTGGACAGAGCATTGGATCTCTTCTAAGGGTCTTCAAGTGGCACCCCAAGAAACAGAAGTTGAATCCTACATTGTTGGAGGAATCAAGCAAGACGTCACCAAAGACACCTTCGCAGGATTCAGTCTCTGAGTCTAATGCCTTTAAAGAAGAGGCACTAATATATTATGATATCGTAGATTCATATGCCGCATATAGGGAAGCAGCAAAATCAGATGCTTTCCTATTCGGTGACTACGATGGTTATCAAGCATTTGAAGATTTAGACAAAGAGGGATAACACCCTCTTTTTTTTATAAATAAAGATACGCAATAATTGATTAAAAAGATGCAACCTGCAGATATTAGATCACTTTCCGAAGCATATCAAGGTATTTACAAAGAAAAAGTAGATCTTACAGAAGAAAATATTGTTGAAGAACTTCTTGATGAGTCTTTTGATGAGTTAGTTGATGAACTCATTGAAGAAGGATATTCTGAAGAAGAAGCAATTGAAATGGTTGATGAGGCAACTGATCTGTATATTGATAGTGTTCTCTGTGAAGTAAGTGATTCATATTATGATAGTGCTGTAAGAGCATCGAAGAAAGCAGCACGAGGGATTGACAAAGCAGCGAGACAGAAGCGCAGAGCAGGTCAGGTTAGATATGCCAAGAGAAAGGTAGGTGATGCAATCAAGTCAGTAAAAGCAAAGGCAAAGGGTGCTGTAGCAGGAGCTCAGATTGCTGGTTCTATTGCTAAGGATGAGGCAAGGAGAGCAGGTCGTAAGGCAGCACATGCCGTTACAAGCGCACCTGGTAAGGCAAAGGCAACCGTTGATAGAAAGAAGCAAGAAACCAAGAGAGGTATCAAAGGGTTTATCAAGCGCCAGGCAGAGAAGGTCGTGAAGCGCATGAGTGAGGAAGTTGAAGCACTCAAAGCAACCGGATTGTTCTCTGACAAGGAGATTGAAGCAATCATGGAAGCAGACTCACTTGCAGCAATGCAAGCAAGAAGAGAAAAGCGTCTTGCCGCACAAAGAAAGCGTGAAGGCACCACTGCTTCTGGAAGAGATTTTGGACATGACTATTCACTGTCCGATAAACAGCAGAAAGCAAGAAAGGATGCTGAGTTCAAGGCAGGACTTGAAAAACGCAAGACCAAGAAAGAGGAAGTTAAGGTTGATGAGCAGATGACCACTGTAACTAGTGTTCCTCCTGCTGGAGATTCCTTCAGAACAGGATCAAACGCTGCTCCAAAACCACCGACTCTTCCAGCACCTAAAAAGAAACCAGAACCAAAACTAGGTGCAGGAGTTCCTGGTTTCAAATATGGTGGCGCAACAGGTCCCTGAGATTAAACTTAAATAAACACACAGGAGGGGCAACCCTCCTTTTTTAGTCTCTAGTTACTGATTTTTTAATAATTACATCACCCTCAATGATACGGGTGTTCTCTCCATCTTTATGAAGATATAAGTCATAGTAATATCTTCCTGCTTTCAGTTCTGCAGTTTGTGCTGCAGTTAAACTAATTCTAATTTTTCCGTTTTCTGTATCTGTAATCGATGTTGAAAAAGATGTTGATGTTGATGATGCAGGGTTCTTTTTAAATTTTGATATTGCAGAATATCCATTCAAATTAAAAGCTCCACCATCATCTGCAAGAGTGAAAATTTGCACAAAATCAGTTCCAGTATGGAATGAAAGATTAGTTGTGTAAATTGAATTTGAGATTGCCATTAGAAAACTTTATTGGTTTACGATGTTATACCAACTCTCACTAATGCTGTTCCTTCTACAGCAATAGATTTGGAAGGTGATGCTGTATTTACATCTTTAGTCAACATTACATCATAAACATATCTCCCCTCTTTCAATGCCGCAGTGATAGTGGAAGCAAGAGAAAGAACAATTTCACCATCAGCAGCACTAGTAATTCCAACAACAAATTGTGCGGAAAGGGTAGAAGATTCTGCGTGTTTCCTCATCATAGAAGTCACAGCATATCCAGTTAGATTCAGTACAGTATCTCCACCTGAATCCATAATTGTTAATGGTAATTGAAATTCACAACCAGAGGGAATAACAATATTGTTTGCATATACTGCCATTTATTATAAGTCTTTATAGATTATTTATCAAGGGGTTGACAAAAGTTGATTCCATGATTAGAGTTGGTTTGTTAGGTTCAAAGATAAATAATAGCTCATTATGACTCTATAAATGAGCTTTGAACTAAATAATACATCAGATTATGAAAATCCTTGGACTTACCTGGAACGAACTTTTAATAGCAGTGATGTTCGGGACTACTTTGGTTTTGTTTATCTCATTACCAATAAGTCCAACCAACGACAATACATTGGGAGAAAATATTTTTGGTCGTTTAGAACACCACCTGGGAAAAAACGAAAAGTAAAGCAGGAATCTGACTGGAAAAAATATTACGGATCCTGCCCTGAATTAAAAGAAGATCTCAAACGATACGGAAAAGAGATTTTCAAAAGAGAAATTTTAAGTTTACACACGACAAAAGGCACCTGCAACTACGAAGAAACCAAGCAGTTGTTTTTAAATAACGTTCTATCAGAGGCACTTGACGACGGAACGCCCGCATACTACAATAGCAACATTCTTGGGCGTTACATGCGTAAAGACTATGGTAACTTTAGAAGAGACACTTCAACTGACTCATGATTGGGCAGTAGATCGTATACATACTCTCTGTGATAGAGAAGACCAAGATCTCTTACTAAACATTGAAGATGCTCATGCAAT